AAAAGAGGGTGGCTGTTTCTGTCAGGCACACATGAAGGCTCACTCGGGTGGTATCCCCAGATGCAGATCTCATGGGAGCACGGCCTGGGAGACGAGGTAAGCTTCAACTTACCGTCCTATTCCAACTATCATCTCTACCCTGGTGGCAGAGATGACCCAGAAATACGACGGCTTGAGCGTGATTCCTCTGATGACTTCTTTATGGAACGTATCGAAGGTATCCCATCACCACCACGAGGTATCGTCTTCGGTGAGTTCAGACCAGATATCCATGTCCAGGATGTGGACTACATTCCCGATGAACCAGTAGCGATATGGATGGATCCAGGATACGCTGGTGCCTATGCAGTTGTTGCTGTACAGGAGATCAATGGTCAGATATGCGTCATCGATGAGATCTACGAACAGGGACTGATAACACACGAGATCATCGAAGTGGCACAGAAACGTCCATGGTGGCCCGATGTCCACTCTGGTGTTATCGATATCGCAGGAACACAGCACCAGGCCATGGCAGCACCAACAGAAGTCTGGATGGAACAGACAGGACTCTACCTGAGCCACCAGAAAGTACGGATCAACGAGGGAACAGAACGGCTCAAAGGGTTTCTCAAACCAGACCCATTGACGAAGGTGCCAAAATTAGTCATAGCACCACACTGTCAGGGAACACTCTCAGAGTTTGGTGCTGCACCCAATCCATTCGATGGACAGACCCGTGCATACAGGTGGAAAACAGACAGAGAAGGCTCTATTGTAGGAGAAACACCAGAAGATAAGTATAATCACGCAATAAAAGCCTTGATTTATGGCCTTGTAGACAAGTATGGATACGGATACTTGCAGAACCGAGATAAAATCCGTGTGAGGCGGTGGTAATGGCAAGACGCAAACCAGAAGAAATCATCAGCCTCGTCGAACAACACGAGTTTGATAGCGATGCACTCAGACAACGGTTCACATCTGACTATCGTCTGTACCGTCTGGAAGAGTTCGATGCTGGCGAGGGCTATGAGTCCTATACGTCCAATGAACCACAGACCTATGCAGACAAAGTAGTCTCGTTTCTGACCGATGCAGAGCTTGTTATCCGTATCCCCTACAAGAACTCCGATGAAGAGCAGCGTGGATACAACGATGCAAAGGAAAAGTTCATCCTCGGTGCGCTAAAAGCAGCCGATGAACGCCTGCAACGACGGCTCCTGCCTACACTCAGACAGCAACTCGCATGGTTCTCAGTCGTCAGAGGCTGGTATGCAGGACGTGTCCTTCTTGTCAAAGACAAAGATGAGAACACTCATATCGATATCACCCCATTCGACCCACTCCACACCTTCTGGTGCGTTGGAAATGATGGACTCGACTGGGCCTGCTACCGTATCCGCAAGACACGGTCAGAAATAAAATCACAGTATGGCATCACCATTGAACGTGATGCGCTCAATCAGTCCGACCACGACATGGGTGTCGAGGTCTACGACTACTACGACAGTGAAATCAATACCGTTATCGCCGAAGGTGGACGCGTTCTCAAGAAACCAACCAAGCATGGCGCACCACGATGCCCCGTCTTCGTTGGCTGTGTAGGTCTGGCACCCATGATTCAGGATGCTGATGTCACCGAAACACGGGAGGCTATCGCAGACTACGGAGAATCAGTCTTCAAAGCGATCCGTAACACCTACGATAACCATAACCAGATCCTCTCAACACTCCTTGAACTCACCGCCCGTACCAAGAGGCAGGGACTCAAGGTGAGATCACGTGATGGCACAAAGACTCTGGAAGAAGATCCGTACAAGGCTGGTTCAGAGATCGCTCTGGCACAGGGTGAAGACGTTGAACCACTCGGGATGATCGAGGCAACCAGAGATCTGGGCGTCTTTATGCAGATGGTCAGTGGTGAACTGCAACGGGCTTCACTCCCACACACTGTGTTCGGTGAACTGCAGTTCCAACTCTCTGGATTTGCTCTCAATACACTCAGACAAGGCATCGCATCAGTCATTAACCCACGCATCGAGGCTCTTGAAGCAGCCTATAAGCATATCTGTATGCTGCTGGTTGATGAATACCTGACCAATGCCTTTGAACCCATGACCCTGACAGGTCGAGCAATGAACAGGACGTACTTCTCTGAGGAAATTACACCTGACATCGTTCAAAAAGCTGGCGATACAGAGATATCACTGATCACGCAGCTACCACAGGACGACATGAGCAAGTACGCAATGGCACAGACCGCACGTGAAGGCGAGATGCCACTGCTGCCAGACATCTTTATCCGCGATCAGATCCTCGGGCTGCAAGATGCAGAGTCTATTGATGATGCGATCAAGGAACAGATGGCAGAACGCTTACTGCCAGAGGCAACACTCTGGACACTGCTCAAATCTGCTGAAGACAGGGGCAGAACAGACCTCGCACAACTCTATATGGGTGAGTTAATGTTCCTTATGCGGCAGAAAATGATGCAACGTGGAGAAATGGAGCAGGCCCAACAACAGCAAGCAGTACCACAACGGGGTTTTGAACCCGAGGTGATGCCAGATGCTGCACTCGGTGGCCCACCACCACAACCTGTTCCCCCGAATGGCATGGTCGCGCCAGGGACACCACGCCCAGGTGCTGGGAATATAGGCCCGATGGGGCCAGGAGGTCTGTAATGGCATTACCAGCTACATTTGATGAGTTCGCAAAACTTGGGACAACAGGCAACTCAACAGAAATACGGCACATACCAACAGGATTCACATTTTCTGTTCCTGCTAACGCAACTGTCGATACTGTTTATGACACGTTCGATGCGATAGAGGAAACGGCAGCCTTTGACAGGTTTACGCAAGGTGGGATGTTGCAGCGAAAACAAGGCACGGTAGTGGGTCGTCCACAGCTAGAGTTTGAAAGCCTTAACACAGGAACAGTGAAAGGTGTTCCTCATACAATATTCCGAGAAGTAAACACAGGCGTTACGTTTACCGAACGCAGTGATGCCAGTCCTGGCGCACTTCGACTTGCGTATATGGATGCAGCCGAAGGTCAGGGCAGATCAATGACATTTGATGAGTTTACAAAACAAACCCAACCATCCCAAAAACAAGAAGCTGAAACCCCTCCCAGCGGTACAGGGCCACCGCCACCTTCACCACCGCCGCCACCACCGCCGCCACCTTCACCTGGCATAACGTACAACAGAGATGATCACCGTGCTGCTGCTATTGAATATGCAAAGAATAATCCAGATGCGTTATCTTTGTCTTTGACAGCGAGGAAACGTCGTGCCTCTGCAGGTGGTGCGTATGAAGTTTTACAGGACTTGGAACTTGTTCCGTCTAACTGGTACAACCTCCTGCAACGCAGCTTTCAAGGAACTCCGAGCATACCAGCAGGGCTTGCAGCATTTTGGGTAGATGCACATGCAGAAGGTCAACTCCAAATAGTTGGTGCTGAACGCGGCGCCATCATGGATGACATTAAATCACTTCAAGCAGAGATAGAGTCAAAAAGTCTACAAGCGCGTTACCTTGAGAGCGACAAATTCAAAGAAGATAAAAGTCGTCTTGCAGATCTAGGCAGAAAAAAGCTGTCATACGATAACTGGTTGAGGGATACCCGTTCATATCAGTCACAGGTTGCAACTGATTATGCAAGAGGCATGTTTGATGACACTGTATATAGGACAAGGACATTTTGGACTGAAGGTTTTCAACCACTCACTAATGCACTCGGTAGTGTCAGGGATGGAAGCGGTGTCTACGGAAGCATTACCGATAGTAGTGAGTGGGCAACGTATAATTCTGAGTGGGCAAACGTAAACCCAGACGGTACAAAAAAGGAAGTTCCACAAGATGTATCTTCCAAAGTAACCGCTCCTGGCACTGGCACTGAAAAAGAGATACAACAAAAAGGCGTAGAAGATATTTTCAGCAAGCTCCGTGAACCAGGAGAAGGAGCGCTGCGAGCAAGACAGGCTGCATTTGAAGATTTCACACCAACACAGACATGGGAACGCCTTGCTGCTGAAGGTCAACTAGGGTTTGCTCCAACGCGTGAGCTTTCACCGTTTGCACGACAGGCTGTAACAGGACAGTTCAGAGATATCTATCAACCAGGGTATGCAACGCAACTGGCACAGGCATCACAGGAACTAGCTGCTGCGACTGAAGCTGCTCAAGAGGGCCAACAAATGCCAACAACATTTGCTGGACTACCTCTAGATGCTCCAGCAGGCGTTTCACCGTTTCATTCATTTGTCAGTGGTGTACAAGAATCAGGGAGAATGCCAGCCTACAACGTTGACCCAATCAGGGCAGTATTAGAATCTGGACGTGTTGACCCCTACTCAACAAGACTTATAGGGATGTTGGGTGAAGGTGGCTTAGAAAATATTACGACGCAGAACATTGCATTGCTCAATCAGCGTGCGCTCCAGGGCTTATCACCAACATTACGGGCTGCTGCTATTCAGCAACTGAAAGATCAATATACACAGGACATTCTGTTGCAACCAGAGATGACAGCGTTTGCACACTTTGGGATGCAGAATCCTGCAGGATCATTTGCATTAGGTATGCCGCAACGAACAGTCCCAGAACCACCAGGCATATAGTAAGGAATAGGGGATAACAATGGCGCAGCCAGGACAACTACCACTAGACTTCTCTGACTTTCTTGAACAGCAGCCACAGGCGTTGTATCAAAGCTATCTCAATGATCCTAAGACTCGCATGACCTCATCAATGAGACGCTACTATCAGAACCAGTTCCAGAATATTCAGCAGGAATACCTTGGCGAACTGGCACGTCAGATGCGTCAGAACAAAGTACCTACAATGAGATTCCAGGACTATCTCACGCAGAACATACAGGGATCTCCAAGGTCTGGCATGTTTGGTGATCGATCCATGGATCCAAGATCACGTCAACGGTTTACTGGGTACGATAGGTTTAGGAGAGAAAGTCCTTATACGCGATCTGCCTATACAGCAGGCCCGTTTACTCAGTCCATGTTTGCACCTAGCGCACGCTGGATAACGTACTAATGCAACTGACTACCGAGCAAGAGAAAGAGCTACGTACTCTCTATCAGCAAGGTATCCAAGCGGGTAAGACCCATGAGCAATTAGAATCAGAATTGCTACAGCGGTACCGTAGGCCAGCACCTATGCCCACTGTTCAAGGCCCTCAACAAGCACCTATGACATCAGTGCAAGGTTCTCCGTTCGCAGCATTCGCTGATCCAGTTGAACAACCTGAACCACTTGGCGGTGTAGCTGGGGCAGTTCTTGATTTCCCAGCGGTGAAGTATCCACTTTGGGTATTAGAAAATCTCTTGTATGAACCAGTATCAACATTTGTAGGGTTGGGTTTGCAAGGAATGATCCCTGGTGAACAGGGACTTCAGAAGGCGTGGGGTGATGCTGCAGAAAAAGCTGGCGATGAAGGAAAAGGATTCATTGGTAAGTCATGGTCTGGATATCAAGCAGCAACAGAAGCAGATATATGGAAACCGTTTGAAGGAAAAAGCTTTACACTTCCTGAGTTTGTAACGGGTGAAGACAGGAAATGGGATATCCCAGAATGGCTTGTTGGGAAGGATAAAACACTTTCAGAAATTGGCCTTGGCTTGGATGTTGGGCGATTTGTGGCAGAACTTCCTGCCGATATTGTCACGTTTGCTGCTGGCAAAACCGCATTAGCTCCCATAAGAGCAGCCCGTGCAGCTTCCAAGGTACGAAAGGGCCGATTGAAAGAAACCCAAACATATGGCGAAGGCGCTGGCCCTCCTACAGTCGCTGGGCAATTGCAAGCGCAACGTCGGGCTGACTGGAACTTAGACCAGAGTCGCAAGCAGGCAGAGCGAAAGGCTTTACTGGAACAAACTATAAATCCAGCAACTAACAAGCCACATACCAGAGCCGAAGCAGAAGCCATAGTTGATGTCGATAATCTTCTTGAATTCCCTGGTGGCATTAAGCTCAAAGATCTCTATAGCTACAAGTATCCCTTTAAGAGAGTAACCAGACGCCAGCGTGCACAAAACGAAAAAGACTGGCGATCTCTCTTTATAGAACCATATGTGGGAGACGACGGAGTTACTTATAATTTGCAAAGGGACTTCAGGTTCACTGAGAATCCTCTAACGTTGCGAACAGGGGGAGGATTCAAAAGATATATTCCTTTAATATCCATCCCAATAGCTACAAGAACATTTGCAGACAATGTAATAGCCGCACCACCACAAGGATTGCGCCCATACGATAAGGATACTATCTATCGCAACTTTGAAGTAGAGATACAGGGGGTAGAGTGGAGTCCTGGAAATCAGCCACTGAATAGACCAGCACTAGCTGAAATACCGCAAGGTAGTGAACATGTGCTTTGGAGGGGTGTAGTACGAGGTAAATATGGATATCCATCCGCTGAGGAAGAGCGGACAAAGATGGGATACATTTCAGATAGATCAGATGGAGAATTTCTAACTGCTTCACCAGATCCAAACATCGCTGGTCAATACGGGGATACATTAGAAAAATGGACGATTACTGGAGGCAAAGTACTTGGCCTAGATGATTCTGTAGTGACACTCCCTCCTCGGCTATACCATCTTCTGGCAGAAGAGTTTGATGGTCGTTTCATCGGAGGGATCGAACGTTTCATCGGAGGGATGAGCAATAGGATTCAATCTAACATCGAGAGAGGGTCTGCTCCAGATCGTATCCTTTCGGACACATTATTAGATATAAAGCGAGAACTGGATTCCGCGAAATTGCCATCAACTGTTGGTGGATTGATAAATCGGTATCTTCTGAGGATGAATCCATCCACTAAGAGACTCAGAGATAGCTTCGTATTACCGTATCGAGAAATGACACAAGCAGAATACGATGAAGGTATTAGTGCTATGTGGAAGATAGATGATGAAAGCTTACTAGAAGCTGCACTCGCTAGTGGTGATTTTGATGGGGATGGGATGAGGATGCTGCGAGAAGCCCTTAACGAGGCTGACATCGTTGCCATTCTCCCTGGTGAAGTATCGAGCCGTGTGGCATCAGGACAGAGACCTCTAACTAACGATATTGGTAAAGAGGCAATTATTGTCAATCCTGACAAATGGAAAACAGAAACAGTCCAAGGACTTCCTAATGAGGGCAAGGGATACATTGAGAATGTACCACCATCGGTAATTAAAGAAGAGATACGGTTATTTACTAATCAGGCAAAGCTAGAAGATCTAATAACTGCACTAACTAACCCAGCATTGCCAGATTTCTTCGCCTCTCCAGAACCAGATTTCAGGAAAGAGTTCGTAGGTGGGCTGGAAGTCTTAAAAAGACCAACTGCGCCAGAATGGCTTAATAGGTTTCCGCCACCTGTAACTAAGCTCCTTACTTACGGTCAGCGAAGAAAGATTATGGAAGACCTACCTGGGCCACCAGGTGCTGACGCATTGGGTAGGGCGCTTGGACACCTCGCAGATGACATTCGTATATTTGTAGCACGACCATTTAGGTGGCTAGCACACCATGAAGAGTTGCTTATTGACTTAGAGTTCCCATATGTAAGATACAAAGGCCATGTCGTTCCACCTTGGTCACCTTTCCGTGAGGAAAAAGGAAAATTATTCAAGAGGAATTCGGATGGGATGATCATTGAGCCAACCGAATACGGCAGACGATGGGTTAAGAAATATATAGAGACACTGCAGGAAAGAACAAGAAGGTCATTAAGAATACGGCTTGCAGATGGGGAAGGTAATATCCCAGAAAGTTTCTACCTATATAGGGGAGCAGCTACTGAGCCTGGTGAACTTGGGCGACCTTGGAATATTCCACATGAACGAACTGAGGAAAAATCGTGGCAAGAGATGGGAGTCGGCAAAGATTTTGATGTAGAGCCAGGAGACATGTCGCCTTCCAATCTTCTATCTACTTCTCTTAATAGAGAAGTAGCCCCCTTCTTTGCTGGCTTTCGGCCAGGAGCCTCTTTTACAAGCTGGAAAACGGGTCAGTCAGAATTTCAAACTACAAGGCGTCTAGGTGCTTACAAAGTTAGAATAGATAATTTCAATGGTATAGATTGGCAGATAATAGGAGGCTCAATGCCTTCTATTGGTAACTGGGCCGATGAACAAGAAATATTGGTTCCCAGATGGAGACTAGAAAAATCAGTAACTACTGCTCCTAAGCCAAGCCTAGCAGACGTGATACGTGCAAAAGACATCGCTGGTTTTGATGAATTTGCTGCAGAAGCTAAAGATCGATGGTTACGTTGGGTTAAGAATAGTGAAGAAACAATTGAAAATGAGTTAGATAATATTATCGATACACAAGATGCTATTGCTGAAAAACTTGCTGACTTAAAGAAAGAAGCAACGGCACTCTCTGACGCACAACGAAGGACAGCTAGAACAAAAGCTATCCAACAGCCTTTTCAGCAAAACTTACGTGCTATCAATTTCGCGCACTTGGCGAAGATATTAAAAGAACGCTCCGATGCAATAAAAGTACTCGCTCTTGCAAACTTCAAGCGTGCTGCTGATGTCATGGATGCAACAGAAGCCGTCTCTGTAGCGACACGTATCCGTGACAATATTCTTAACGAACAAAAAGACAAGGTAGCTACTGCAGGGTTTATCGGAGCTAACCAGAAGAAACCAGCGATTGTTATTGATCTGGATGGGAAGTGGCGTACTGCAGGAAAAGGTGGCAAGCCGCTGTATTCAGCATTTGTTAAGGAGGTTGCTCCTGGCAACCCATATGCACAACTCAAAAAAGATCTGATTGTTCTTGCTCGGCGGGAAATAATAGCAGAAAACATATTACAGACTGCTATAAACAAACGCGCACGGATGGAACTTACATCACCAGATCCATGGCCTAGCACTAAAATCTATAAGGATGCAATGGATAGGAGAGATAAAGCGACCAAAGCATTTACGCGAGACAGCCAGCCAAAAGGGAAGGGCTTTACATCAAACAAAAGCCCTAAAGCATTGATAAGAACACTGGTAGAAACTCAACACAGTGAGCTATACGACGGTATATTTGGCATGGATCTTATTGATCTACCTATCTCAAAGCTAACTTTGTACAAACGCACACTGATACGACGTGCATTGGATCATTTTGATAGCGATCAGGATATTTCGGGCATAGCTCCTCTTCGGGAACGTGAATTTCCAGAACGAGGAGCTATGCCAACTCAGCAACAGGCAGCACTACAAGTCCGTATTCAACAAGCAATAGACGATACATCGCGTCGATTTGAAAGAGATACACGTATACGGATATTGGAACGAGGGTTTGATGAACAAGCAGAATCGTGGAGACAGAGATTTATTGCCAGACATCCACTGGAACAAGGCCCAGTAGGCGAAGCAGATAACCTTACAAAAGAAGTTGCACCAGATGGGGTTGATGGAATAGGCGGAGGCATTAACGTTCCGTCTGGTGTTGTCGATTCTCCTTTGCCAGGAGAACCTCCAAGGACTCCGTTTAGGAGTCAGCCAAGTGAACAACTAGAGGATGTCGCTCAACAGTTGGTCAGTGGTAAATGGATACAGAAACTTTCAGACTGGGTACAGAATACACTCCTTGGTAATGATCTTGGCGAACTAGGAAGAGGCCCAACACTAATAACAGCACGAGTAGTAAACCGAGTACTCGGTGCTGTACACCCACTTACTGTCAATCAGTCCTATTTCTTCAGATTAGCTATCGCCTATACAAAGCGATTGAGTGGTCGAAAAGCTCAGGAGAATGTAGATGTTGTAGCCATGTTGAATGCAACACTTGCTCCTGATAGAGCATTTGCTGCTACAGATACTGAATCCATAAGAATGCTGGATGAGTTATTTGAAAATGCAGCACCAGTCGATATGGAAAATGGGAAATGGGGTAGGACTCAGGCTATTAAAGATGAATATGGTGTAATTGGCGAAGACCTGCTAGAAGTATGGTGGGAGTTCCAACGACTAGGAACTTTCAAAGCATTCAGTGACAAACCTAGCATTGCAACGGCGTTAGGTATTACACCAGGTATGACTACAGAACAAATGCGGAATGCATTTGTAGACTTCTTCAATAAAACAACAGTATCTGGTTCTGAAACCACCATAGCTCTGTTCGATAACTTAGGTCGATATTATGACGAAATAGAACTTATGATTCGGCAGGCTGATCCTGATACTGTCAGCGAAATGCCAAGAGGGCGCAGGCTCCTTCACAGAGAAGTAAAAGCATTTGCTAATGGAGAAGAA